TTATGATGTCTTGGTCGAACGAAAGGCGTACTGGAAGGCATTCAGCAGCTTGGCGAATGCGCGCTTGCGGATATGTCCGTAGGTTACGGCGCTGATCGGGGGATCGAATCGGAAATTATACACCTTCGTATCCGTCATACGAGCTTCCTTCATATATCGCTCGCGGATGAGCAGCTGCTCGTCCGGCTCCAATTCGTGCACGATGGACTCAATCAGCTCGCAAAACGCCAGACATTCGCTCGCTTTATCTGTATTATAGACCGCTACTGCGGCAGTCGGATCGCCGACCCGGTTCGTCGCGCCATTTTCTCTCGCTTCATAATTCGTTGTAATCCGCGCCTCGCGAACTGCGAACTTCATAACCTTGCACATTCTGTATTTGGCAAATACCTCATCAATTCGTGCTTTTGCTTGCTTCGCATCCATCGCTTCATGCTCTGGCATGTCCATGAATCCCATTACCATTAGGCAAGGCCTCCTTTGTTTCCATTCATACTCGAGGTTGTGTACTTCCTATTTATCTATTGGGTCCAGCATCGAAATGGAACACCGTGGGCAGGTATTCCCATTATACCACAAAAACAAGAACATTTGTTCCTATAAATAATTAAAAACAAATCAAAAAGAAACTATAAAACGAGTTTAAACCAAACAGGTGTTCGCCATTTTATACTATTAACGTGGACATCGTGAGCAGAAAGGAAGCTGCCTTCGCTATTTTAAAGCAAGCAGCATGACGCTCTATTAGGATGGCCGATTAGCAAATGAGCAGGATGCAAGATTAGCAATTTTCCCAGTAGATGAAGGGAGGTGATGTGGATTGATTGTATATCGCGACATTGTAGAACGATGGCTCGTGCCCATGGGGAAGGCATTGAACATGCCGGTTGTTCCCTTGGACGGCCTGAAGGCGGATCAGACCGAGCCGCTTATCGCGTACGACGTGGCTGAGCCCTACATCGATTGCTCGCCGCATCATGCGGAGTCACAGGGGATGATTGAGAAGGTTGTTGAGATGGAATGGCTTCTTCTCATTCGCTCCAAGGATCGCATGGATATGGTGGAACGCTGCCGGGATTTGCTCGGCTGGCAGTGGACGGAAGGATTGGAGTGCTTGACGACAATCCCAGCCGTGCAGGTGCATATGGGGCCAGCGCAGTGGAAGACGGAGCCGACTGCCGGACTAGGTCTCCGCATTAGGCTTCGGATGAAGGATCGCTTCGAGCGAAACTTTACATTCATCGAAAAAGTGGAATTACAACGAAACGAAAAGAAGGAGTGATTGTTCATGTCAATTCAAGACGTGCAAGTAACGATTGATTTACAAAAGCCTACAGGTCGGTTGTCCTTCGGAATGCCGCTTATTATCGGGAAAAAAGCCGGAGGCTCTGCCTATAAAGAATACGGGGATCTCAAGGCGGTCAAGGATGATTTCGCGGATACGACAGCGGAATACAAAATGGCGGAGGCGCTCTTTGGACAAGGCGACCGCTCGCCAGCTCGCATTGCGATTACAGCTTGCGATGAGAAGGAGGAACCGGCAGCTCGCCTTCGTTCTGTAGTCGATAACGGCTGGTACTACCTGCTCTCCTCTGATAATAGCGATGCTGTAGTTGAGGCGTTGGCGGCAGAGATTGAGAAGGAAGATTACCGTCTGTTCTTTACACGTACTGCTGATAAGACGAAGCTTCAAGCGCTGAAGTCCAAGGCTTATACGCGTACGGTCGTGTTCTATCACACGGATGCCGCGGTATATCCAGAAGCCGCGCTCGTAGGTTCGGTTGGTTCTGCGGAAGTGGGCTCTGTGACGTGGAAGTTCAAGAAGTGCACAGGCATCGACGCGATGAAGGTAACAGCTGGCGAATTGATGGAAATTCACGACAGCGGCGCAATTACGTACGTGAACAAGCAGGGCGAGGCTCGAACTTCGGAAGGCAAGACGCTGTCCGGTGAATATATCGATGTCATTATGGCGCGTGATTATGTGCGTGCCCGCATGGAAATGCAAATTCAGAATTTGCTCAATCAATCGAGCAAAATTCCGTACACCGATGCAGGGATTGTCCAAATCGAGAGTGCAGTGATTAACGTGCTGTTGGAATCTTCCCGTATGGGCATCATCGCGACAGCCGACAGCGGCGAGCCGTTGTTCGGTACGTCCTTCCTGTCTCGCAGTGAGGTAAATCCTAGCGATCGCGCGAACCGCGAATATCGCGGCGGCTCGTTCTGGTTCGAGATCGCGGGCGCGGTACATCAGGTGAAGGTGAACGGTGTTATCCGCTTCTAATGAATCACAATTGATTACGAACATCATACACAACATTTTCTATTAAAGGATGGTGCTTATCTATGAGTATCGGTATTTATGATGCAAAGCAAGTATCTGTAATTATTAACGAAGAACACATTACGGGATTTGGCGAGAATACTTTCGTCACTTGTGAAAAGGATGAGGAGCAGACGGTAACGCATGTTGGCGCGCGCGGCGAGGTAGCGATTGCCTATAAGAACAATCCGCTCGGCACGATTAAGCTGACGGTGATGTCAACGTCGCCGCAATTGCCGCTCTTATATCGATTAGGGAACGAGAAGAAATTATTCAAAATTATGGTAAAGTCCAATAACAAGCCAGGAGAAACAATTAGCGGTAATCAGGCTATCATCAAGAAGCTGCCGGCTGCTTCGTACGGCTCAGAGCTTGAGGATCGTGAATTTGAAATCCAAGTTCTCGATTATATGCATCAAACAGAATAGTGAAGTTAAAAATTTAGGAGCTAAATTTCAATAAAACGGATTCGGAAAGGGTGGCTACTTGTGAGTAAGCAAAAGACAGTAACGATTGAAACTGAGGAATATGTGCTGCAGCATCCGGGCGCGCGGGCGCTCATGCGATTGTATGACGCAGCATTGAAGGCAGACGGGGGATGGAAGCTGGAAGCGTCGATGGACTTTTTCCTCCAACATGTCATCGTGTCTCCACGCCTAAGCTGGGAGGGTCTTGAAGAGAAGACCGATCTGATGACGCCGCTCTGGCTGGAGTGTGCGCGCTTCTTGGGCATGGTCGATACACCCTTGGAATCCGAATCATCCGACGTATAAGCAATCCATCTCCCGCAATCCGCTCCGGCAATTGTTCTGGCGTGTCGTCCTGAACAGCCGGGGCGGCATTACGTATGCAGAAGCGAGCGGCATGAGCATTGAGGAATTATGCGAAGCCGCCGCCGCTGTGGAATGGATGTACGGGAAAGGAGGGGGTTAACCCAATGGATGATCGGATCTCCAAAAATATTCACCGCGAACTGCGCACCATGAACGGGAAGCTCGATGAGATGGGCGTCGTCTCCCGCATATTGACGGACAGCATTAAGGAACAGACCGCGGAGATGAAGCGGAATGCAAGACAGAAGACGCCGAAGATAGGAGGACTTACCTTTCCTACTGCTACGTCTGATAGCATTACGTTTTCCAAATTGAACACGATGTTCGTTTCCTTACAGAGGCAGGTAGCTTCACTCGGTGTTTCACCATTGATAACGATAGCAACAAATGGAAACTCATCATCTTCAAACAGGGTTGTGATTGAGAATACGAATGAGCTTGCTTCGTCTATTGCCCAGCAGTTACCCGCTTCGCTCTCGCAGAAGCCAGCTGTTGCTCTTGCTTTTGCTCTGTGTAATTGCAGTTCTGACAAGAAGGAGGAAAAACCCAAGACTTGGCTTGATTATATAGGCGATGCTTACAAATTATTTAAGGATGTAAATAGTGAGTTTACAAATCTTAGAGATTTTTCAGACAATATAAAGTTTGGCAAAGAAATGTACGAGAAAATTAAGAAGAAACGGGGCGGCTCCAAATCTGATGGGGAGTCTGAAAGTTCTAGCGGAGGAAAAGATGATCCGCAGAAAGATCTTGGAAAAGCTGCTAACGGTACTAAAAATGAAGGGGAAGCCAAAGACAAGGGCAATCCATCCAATAAGGGCAAAGAAAAAGAGAATACAGCTGATTCTTTGAAGTCTGCGGCAAGTGGCTCGAATAAGGATAAAAATTCTCCCCCTAATAATGCCAAGCCCAATGATAGCAAGAGTCCTCCAACGAATACGGGTACGGATGCAGACCAGAAATCCTCACCGAAACCTACCTCAAATGCCCGGCGGGATTTAGCGAATGCAGCTGCCGGATCGAATGGGGAAGGTCAAGCTCCTTCGCCAAAGGATACAAAGGTTGATAATACTAAACCAAGCCCAACGCCAAAAAATAGGCGAGGGGCAGGTATATTAGGGAGGGCGAAAAAACTCGGCAAATGGGGAGGTTTCTTAGCTGGGGGAGCTGGTCTTGCTATGGGTCTTTTTGGCGGCAAGAAGGATGAAGATGGAGGTGGGGAAAAGTCTGAGTCCACTGCGGATGATTCCTCGAACGTCGTTCAGGCAACAGCTGAAACGGTTCAATCTGTTCAATCAACAGTTGGGCCAATGGCGGATGCTGCTAAAGCGGCTTCGACCGCGTCAGATGTGAGTAAGGCTGCCTCTGCAACGAAGAAGGTCGGCTGGTTGGGCAAGTTGTTGAAGGGAGCTCGTACAGTCAGCAAGGCAACAAGGTTTCTGCGCTTTAATCCCGTTGGATTTCTAGGCGGATTAGCCGTAGATGCAGGCTTATGGGCAGCGGAGAAGTTCCTACTCCCGAATGACGAGGAGAACCCAGACAAGGAATCAGAAGAGGATGACAAGTCAAAATCAGCTGCAAAGATGATGGTGAGATCCTATATGGCTAAAAACCATGCGCTTGCAGCCTCGACGGGACAATCAAATATACAATCGTATTCCCCTAATGGTGAGGGCATGCAACCGATAGTTGAGGGTTCACCGACTGGAGCGATATCCTCAATTGCATCTATGCCTCAACATCAGACACCCAATATGCCTGGGCCTACTGCTAGTGGCAGCATGGAAGTCAGCACGAACAGCAATGTCACGATGAACCTGAACGTGAACGGCTATATTGACAACCGCATGATTGAAGAGATCAAGCGGATCGCCCGCGAGCAGTACGACGCCTCATTCCGAGCATTAGAGCGGGGCATTGCGGACAAACTGCCGAAGCCTAAGCCTATCCCAAGGCCTCAGGTGGCGGAAGGAGGAATGATGTCCCATTAATACGCGAAAAAGCAAATTAGGCGGCGTGGAACTGTTCGTCATTTCAGAGGAACCTGAGTATTCAGTGCAGGTGAGCAGTCACAATGTGGAAAAGGGCGGTACCATTACGGATCACATCCGGAAGGAAACAACAAGCTTAGTTCTGCAAGGATTGCTAATAGGCCCCCAGGCCTCCAATTATAAGCAGCGTTTGGTAAAGGCAATGAACGAGGGGAAGCTGCTCCAATACACAGGGCGCAATATGATGCTGAATTGTGTCATCACTAGCTTGCGAACCGCTCATAACAACTCGATTGCTAATGGCATGACTTTCACCATGTCATTGAAGCAGGTCAACATTGTCCAGCCAGCGTACAGCAAACTGCCACCGAAGAAGAAGGCAGCTGTGAAGCCGAAGAGTCGCTCAGGTAAGCGAAATACTTCCTATCGTCCGGTGCCGGAGACGCATACAGCGCGCCCTGGCCAGTCGCTAATGGATATCGCTAGGTACTTCGGGATTCCTGAAAGCATGATTCGGATAGCTAATAATGTCATTGAGCGTACCGCCAAGCCATTTGTAGAGGGAGCGAAACTTCTGCTTGGCCTTTCCAAAAAGAAAAAGAAAAAAACCATGCCCTCAGGTGGGGGCGGGGGTGGAAAACAATACATGCAGGATCGGTAAGGCAAGGAAGCTTCAGAAAGGAGGAGAAGGATGGCGATCATCGGGATCGACAAAGATCTTGTTCCTTACTCATTTGATATGGATTTGGGCGATCGAACCTATACGTTCGAAATACGCTACAACTTTACCCATGATTATTTTACCGTGGATTTATCGGAAGGGGATACTCCATTGGCGCTAGGCGTAAAGTTGGTATGGGGAATGCCGCTGTTCGTCAGCATGGAGACGCGGGAGTTCCCGCTTGAGCTCATCGTCCCGTATGGGGATAATCCGGAAGAACAGATTACGTGGGATACACTTGGACAGTCTGTTCACCTGCATTTGGGGGATGACGATGGAATACTTATTTAATCGCGGGTGCGAGATTTTGATTGGTGGTTATCGATTCAGCTACGGTGATCTGACAATGAATGTTCACGTAGATTTTGATGATAACAATGAACCGAATGAATCCACCGTAGAGCTGTACAATTTGTCCAAGCATACGCTGGCGAACATTCGCACGGGGATGCGAGTCATTGTCAATGCGGGTTACGGCAAGGATCTCGGCACTGTGCTTCAGGGCAACATTGTAGAGGTGCGAACGAAGCGGGAGCAGATGGATCGGGTGACGACGATTCAAGTGAAGGACGATTTGACAGTTTCCTTATATGAAATGGCACATACGTATCGGCCGGGCACGAAGGCTAGCGAAATTATTCATGATCTGTTAAGTCGGGCGCAAATTCCGCATGGAGCCGTGCAGCTCGGTTCTAATCATGCTTATATGAAGGGATTCGTTGCGAAAGGCGATCCAGTTGCGTCGATACGCCGGGCAGCTCGTGAATGCAATACGGAAGTATTTACGCGGCAAGGCAAGTTGTATTTCAAGCCTCTTGCAGGAGCAGGATTAGAGGTAACAGGAATCGTTCGCTTATCCGCTGACAGCGGGTTAATTGACAGTCCGCAATCGTATGAAGAGGACAAGGTTAAGGGTGTGCGTGTGACGTCCCTCTTGAATTATCGGCTGCATGCAGATGCACAGCTTCGGCTCGTTAGTGAGGATTTTGACGGTGTATATCGGGTGAAGCGGGGCAAACACACCATTTCAATGGATCAATTCGTGACGGAAGTGGATTTGGTTAAGATTTAACCTTTCATTGCATTTGCAAAAGGAATAACGGAGATTAGCGTGAGTGTGCCCAGAAATGAAATGCAATGATGATGCGATTAAGCGACAAGGAGGTGACGCTATGGGCGCGAATCGAGCGGTCAGTGCACTGGAAGCCTGGATGGATCATCGAATCTCGGGAACAGCAGGAGCGCAGCTGGGTACGATTGTGAGCATGGGATCGGGCACGGCTGATGTGGAGCTGGAAGGCGAGGCTGGACTTATTCGATATCAGCTTCCGATTTTAGAACAGGCACAAGACATCGTGATCGAAAGTGGGAGCCGTGTACTGGTTGTATTTACAGAGGCCAGCAAAGGTGGCGGCGTCATTGTCGGAAAGGTGGCTGAAGGATGAGGACGTGGGCGCTTCAAGACGGAGATCTTCAATTATCAGATGGACAAATTGCTTGGATCGATGGGCGTGAGGAATTAACGCAAGCGGTTCGCATTCGGTTGGGTACTCGCTTGGGCGAGTATTTTTTTGCGCCGGATATGGGCTTGGATCATGAGCGAATGGTTGGCAAGCAGGTAGATGAGGATACCATTCGCGAGGCGATTATGCGCTGCCTCATGGATGAACCGCGCATTCAATCGGTCGAGGATGTAGAAGTGACAAGAGACAAGCACTCGCGTACAGATCAAGTACGCCTAGTCATGACAAGCTCTGAAGGAGAGGAGGTTGAGCTTATCTATGCTGACGGCAGCGGGATTGAAGCGTAAAACCTATCACGAAATTTATGAAGAAATGGTTGAGGATTTAGGCAAGCAGCTCGGACAAGACATCAACACATCGGAGACATCTCCGCTAGGCATGATGATGCAGCTCTTTGCATGGCATTTGTCTGTGCTGTGGGAAGATGTCGAGCAGGTATACCACGAGTCATACATTCAATATGCAACAGGAGTGCAGCTTGATGCATTGGCGGTATTCTATGGGCTGCGCCGCAAGCTGGAGCAGGCGGCTTATGGGAATATCAAGCTGACAGGCGTTCCGAAGTTTATCGTTCCAGCAGGACTACAAGTGGGTACGAAATCAGGTGTGTGGTTCATGACGGTGGATGATTGCGTATTGGACGATTCGGGCAAGGGAGAAGTGGCTGTGGTGGCGACTGTACCAGGCATTATCGGTAACGTACCTGCTGATTCCATTACAGAAATACTTACTTCCGTGAAGGAAATTACGAGCATTACGAACCCAGCCAGTATGGCTGAGGGGCGTGAACGGGAAAATGACGTCGAGTTCCGCGACCGTTTGCGTACTGCGCGAGATGGCAGTCATGCGGCAACCGTGGACGCAATTGTATCTGCCCTGCTGCAAATTCCAGATGTAAAATCAGCGGCTGTACGAGTGAACGATACAATGCAGACGAACGAAGAAGGCATTCCAGCGAAGTCGATTCGTACGTACGTGTATGGGGGTCAGGATGAGCGGATCGCGCAGACCATTTTTGAGAAAAAAGCAGCGGGTATCGGCACAGACGGAACGAAAACTGTAAAAGTGCACGATGTCAGCGGTGGTGAGCATGATGTGCGCTTCAGCCGCATGAAGCTGCTCGATGCCCATATTGAGGCCGAAATCAAGGCAACTTCGTCATTTTCTTCTCGTGGGAAGGAGGACATCGTCACGGCGATTGCACAGTATATCGGCGGCGTTGGCGCGGATCAGCAGGATTACACAGGGCTTCCGCAGGGATCTCGTATCGTGTACAGTCGTCTGCTGGCGTCCATTCAGAATGTGGCTGGCGTCGAGGAAGTGCTCGAGCTGAAGGTGAAGCTCGGCGATGGCGAATTCGTCAGCGGCAACGTGAACATTCCGCTATATGAAGTGGCTCGTGTGGCACCTGAGCGGATAAAGGTGGCGGTGACCTATGTTTAAGCTGCCAGAGGTAATGGAGCTGCTGCCGGATGTCATCGCGAAAGAAGGCAGCTGCTTCGCTCAGCTTGTGAATGTATGGCTGAAGCAGATGAACGAGTTAAGCAGTACGATTCAGCGAATATCGGAATGGAAAAGCATTGAAAAGGCAGAAGGAGCAGCACTGGATGAAATCGGCGGCAATCTGGGACAAGCGCGTGGTCAAGCGACCGACGAGGTATATCGACTGCTCCTGCGCTCCAAGCTGGCCCGCATGAATTCAAGCGGCAGCTTGGATTCCGTCATTGAGGTGCTCGCTCTAGCTCTTCGAGCAGCACCGGATGAGTTCCGCATCGCCGAGCAGTACGACGACCCGATTCAACCGGAGCCCGCGGCGATTCAAGTTACCGAGGTGCCGTACGAGAAGCTGAATGGCGTTGGGCTAAGCCCTTCGCAATTCGTTTCTCTTGTCGAGAGCCTCGTCGCCGCTGGCGTCCGCGTGACACAGGTAGGCCTAACGGGCTCCTTCGAGCTGGCATCTGCCTACGATGAGCTAGAACAATCCGAGCACGGTCTTGCCGATGACGCCATGACCGTAGGCGGCACGCTGGGCGATCTTTATGTCCCGGGGAATGACTATGTGCTACCAGTGTAGAGTGATGGTTCGATAGAGTAGAAGGATTACGAATGATAAATGAGGTGACGATATTATGACGTTCGAAAAAGAGCTTCCAGAATGGAAGGAAAAAGGGGTCAAGCCCCCGCAAAGTAAACTGGACGAAGGCTGGAAAGTCCAAGACAAGCCTCCCGCTGCTTGGTTGAACTGGCAAATGAATAAGACATACGAAGCGTTGAAGGAAGTGCAGGAGAAGGCAGCGGAAAAGACAGATGTAACTAAGATACTGAAGGATGCAAAGGATTACACAGATCAAACAGTAGGGGGATTAGGTACACATGCGGGTGATGTTACAATGCATATCACTGCAGCCGAACGTAATGCATGGAATGCAAAGGAGACGCCAGAAGGTGCTCAAGCTAAGGCGAATCAGGCTGAGTCGAATGTAAAAGCATATACGGACAGCAGGCCTTGGCAAAAACATCAAGTTACCGAAGGGGTTAATGCTAAGGTTGTAACAGACTTGAATACAGATTTACCTACGGGGTGGTATATGGGGGCCGATATGGTTGGGGCACCAACTAATGAATGGCACTATGTTGAACATATTCGCCACAATGAACTTTGGTGCGTACAAAATGCATATTGTTTTAATAGAAATAGCTATTATACGAGAGCTAAGAGAAACGGCTCATGGGGAGCTTGGTCACTAGACCTTTTTCAATCTGGCGTTGACGCGAAAAATAACATCGCGGGTGCCCTCAACGCCAAGGGAGTACCGGCATCCGCAAATGATGATTTTGCAACGCTTGCAACTAAAATTGGACAGATTAAAACTGAGACTCCACCGATCATACAACCTATAGATTTTCAGCGTTCTAACTCTCGTACAGTACAAGAAGATTGGCAAGTAGATACTTGGCAAACCACAATAGCTACGGTGAATATGAAGTCTTTCCTGGCTTTTTCTGGGGGGTTACACGTCGAAAATGAACCAGATCTTAATGCTGACTACAATCAAGCGGGCGTTCGTATATTGTTTAAGGATCAACATGGAGTAGAGGAACAAATTATTAGTGCGGCCTATTCTAGGACACGACGGTACGAAAGTAATGATCACCCTATTATTATTGGAAGATCGTACAAGGCGACAGAATATATTTATAATGATCCTAATTCAGAATGGCCTAAGGGAAAGTGGCTAGATTTTAAAAGTACGTTTGACATAAATGGCCCTGTCTCAATTGTGGCTGAGTTTTCTTTTCGAAAGCCGTATAAGTACTCATATAGCGCTACATTAAAGGCGTCTGCAATCGGAACATTGGTGTATTATTAAGAGTTACTTTTCGATAATAGCTCTCATGTTTACATGAGGGCTATTTCAATTTGAGAGGGGGATTGACATGGAAAGATGGGACGTACTGCTAAAATCAAGCATTGCGGCCAGTGGAGGATTGACGGCACTGCTATTTGGCGGCTGGCCGATGCTGCTGCAAGTGCTGCTTATCATGACCGTGGCGGATTACGTCACTGGCATTATGGCTGCTGGAACTGAAGGAAAGCTGCGTAGCAGTGTAGGACTTATAGGCATTGCACGCAAGGTGTTTATTTTCGTAATCGTATCGATCGCGCATCAGGTGGATGTGGTGCTTGGAGGGCAGCATCTACTCAGAGATGCGACGGTCTTTTTTTATATGGCAAATGAACTGTTGTCGATTATTGAAAATGGCGGACGTCTAGGCGTACCGCTGCCGCCGGTTATTAAGCAGGCGGTGGAAGTGTTGAAGGGAAAAGGGGGAATTCATGATGAGCATCGACATTAA